GCCGAGCGGCAGGCCCGCCGCGCGATGCAGATCGTGCAGCAGGACAAGTACCAGTTGCTCTGGGATGAGAACCCGCAGCTCGATCGCGACGCGGCGAAAGAGTGGACGCTCACGAACAAGAGCGAGATGCTGAGCATGGGCCTGCTCGGCGGCCTCACCGGCAACCGAGCGAATGGCGCGATCATCGATGACCCGGTGGCCGGCCGCGAAGAAGCGGACTCCGAAGACATCCGCCAGAAGATCCTCGACGCCTACCAGGACGATCTGCTCACGCGCTTGCTCCCCGGCGCGTGGGTGATCCTCATCATGACCCGCTGGCACGAGGCGGACCTCGCCGGCTCGATCCTGCCCGACGACTACGACGGGCACAGCGGCATGGTGAAATGCCGCGACGGGCTGGAGTGGGAAGTGCTCAACATCCAGGCCAAGTGCGAGCGCAAGGACGATCCGCTCGGCCGCCAACTCGGCGAGTACCTGTGGACCGACTTCTACCCGCCGCGGCACTGGCAGATGTTCGAGAGAGCGCAGGGCGCTGAAGCCGCGCGCACGTGGTCGAGCCTCTACCAGCAGCGCCCCACGCCGCAGGGGTCCGGCCGGTTCACCTACGAGATGTTCGACTTCTACAAGCCCGGCGCGCAGCCCCCGCTCCTCGCACACGTTGGCGCGGGCGACTACGCGGTGACGGCCGGCGGCAACGATTTCACGGAGCTGGGCGTCTTCGGCGTCGATCCCGAAGGCGGCCTATGGGAAGTGGACTGGTGGAACAAGCAATGCACCACCGACGAGAGCACCGAGCGGACGCTCGACATGGTGAAGCGATGGAAGATTCCCATGTGGTTCAACGAGGGCGGCGTGATCGACAAAGCGATGGGCCCGCTCCTGAATCTGCGCATGCGGCAGCGGCGCGTGTTCTGCGACCGTCGAGCGATGCCCTCGATGCAGGACAAGGTGGCGAAGTGCGCGTCGTTCCAGGGCCGCGCTGCGAGCGGCATGGTGCATTTCCGGGACAACGCCAACTCGCGCCGAATCGTGCAGCAGTTGTGCGCCCTCCCGGCTGGCCGATTCGATGACGCGGCTGACGTGTGCGGGCTCGTGGGGCGCGCGGTTGACCAGTTCGTCATACCTCGCGTAGCATCGAAGCCGGAACGCAAGGTCATTCAACCTTTCTCCGCTGCCTGGCTGGAGCACGCCGATGAAACACCTACGCGCATTCGTTATCGCTAGCGTCGCTGCCGTGTCTCTAGCCAGCGCGGCGGAACCTCCGGTGCCAATGGCCGCCATCGCGAACGTCGTGTGCGACCAGCTACTGGGCGTGGTCATCGTCTTCAGCGACGGCAGCAGCGAGATACGCGATCCGCGGGACGCGAAGCTCATCGAGGAGCTGAAGCAGATTCCCGCCGAGCACAAGAAGTACCTGAATACGGATGGCGATGCGTGCCACCGGCCGGGCGAGAAAACCACATAGAGGATCCCATGCTCCCACCCACCAATGCTTTTGCAGGCAAAGCGGTCTGCGTTACTGGCGCGGCCGGTTCGATCGGTTCGCAAATCTGCCGCCGGCTCCTGGAGCTGCGCGTCTCCAAGCTCGTGCTCCTGAGCCTCACCGAGTCCGGGCTGTACCGGCTCATGAAGCAGCTCGGCCCCATTGCGCGCGAGCAGGACTGCGAACTGGTGCCCGTGCTGGGGAGCTGTCGCAACCCGAATGCCGCGGCGCGCGCGGTGGCCGGCGTCCAGTTCGTACTGCACGCCGGCGCGCACAAGCACGTCCCGCTGTGCGAGCAGAACCCGCTCGAAGCGATCGAGAACAACGTGCTCGGCACGCTCGTCATGCTCGGCGAGAGTGGCCGGGCCGGCGTAGAGCAGTTCGTGCTCATCTCCAGCGACAAGGCGGTGCAGCCGGCCTCGATCATGGGGGCGACGAAGCGGATCGGGGAACTGATGGTTCTCGATGGCGGGGCTTCGCTCCTTGGCGACACGCGCGCGGCCTTCGTCCGGTTCGGCAACGTGCTCGACTCGGACGGCTCCGTGCTGCCGCTGTGGCGCGAGCAGATCGCCGCCGGCGGCCCGCTGACGCTCACGGATTCGCGCTGCGAGCGCTACTTCATGTCGATCCCCGACGCCGTGGGGCTCGTGCTCGACGTGGCCGGCGCGGGGCTGCAGGGCGGATTCGTTCTGGACATGGGCGAGCCGCGCCGCATGCTCGATCTGGCGCACGAGCTGATTGCCGAAAGCGGTGGGATAGTCGAGATCCGCGAGACTGGGCTGCGCCCCGGCGAGAAGCTCACCGAGGAACTGAACCACGGTGGCGAACTCGTCCCGACGAAGTTCGACAAGATCCGGCGCATCAACGAGCGCCGAGAGGAGCGGCTGAGTCAGCCGGATCTTAGCGAGCTGATGATGCTCTGCGTGCGGGGCGACCACAGCGCTATCGATCGGCTTTGGGAGCTGGTGAATGAAACCGTATAGCGAGCAACACCGGCTCCTGTATCAGCACCACTACGGGCTGCAGACGCCATCGCGCCCTCGGCCGAATGCGTGGCTTCCGCAGATCGAGACGCTCGCCGAGGCGCTCGGCGCGCGGGATATCCTCGATTACGGCTGCGGCAGCGCGCGCGGCATCTCCCGCTTCTCGAAGTACCCGGTGCAGGACTACGACCCCGGCGTGCCCGGCTGCGACAGCCCGCCGACGCAGGCGGATCTTGTGGTGAGTATCCACGCCCTGGAGCACGTCGAGCCCGGCACGGTGGACGCGGTACTCCTGCACATGGAATCGCTCGCACGCAAGGCAATTCTGCTCGTCGTATCGTGTGAGGATTCTACGAAGGTGCTGCCGGATGGATCGCCGTGGCACAGCTTCGTGAAGCCTGAAATGTGGTGGCTCAAGTACCTCTCGGGCAGTGGTTATCTTCCCCTGCAGCCGATCAACCCGAAGCCCGGCGCGGAATTCGCCGCCATCTGGAACCGCAAATGAGCAAGTTCTGCACCGTCATCGTTCCCTACTACAATCAGCCGGCAATGCTGCTGAAGCATATCGAGACGTGGCTGAGCTACAGCCCCGCGGTGCGCGAGCATCTGGATCTCGTCGTCGTGGACGACGGAAGCCAGGAGCATCCGGCGGCGCCCGTGATCGCGGAGTGCTCGCACCCGCCTTTGTCGTTGTATCGCATCATCCCCGACATCCCATGGAACCGCGGGGGAGCGCGCAATCTCGGCGCCACCGAAGCACAGACGCCGTGGCTGCTGCACATGGACATCGATCACGTGATGCCGGCGAAGGCGATGGAGATGCTGATCGAACGGCGCAACGACTTCAAGGCGAAGAAGTGGTATCGTTTTCGGCGCTTCCGCGTGGGCGCGGCCGACGAGACGCGCATGAAGGACAAGATCCCGCGCGACGTGAAGTTCGGCGAGATCAAGCCGCACATTGATTCCTACCTGGTGACGCGCGAGCTGTATTGGCAGGCCGGAGGCTACAATGAGGATTTCTCGGGGTGCCTCGGAGGCGGATCACCGTTTTTGCACGAGTTGGAGAAAGTCGGCGAAGTGCGCGAGGCACCGCCCGATATCTATCTTCACGTATACACTCGTGATGCAGTCGCCGACGCCTCCGCGCAGAGGCTGTCCCGCGACCGGCGCGAGTACAAGCGGCGGTCTGATGAACTGAAGCGCCAAGGGAAGATCAAGGGGCACGATCCGCTGCGCTTTGAGTGGGTGAAGCTTATATGAGCGACCCGAACACGTCGTATTACCCCCAAGTGCTCGGGGAGTGGGAAACTCTCGCCCAACTACTGCTCGGGAAGTCGATCGCGCGCTTCGGCGACGGCGAGTTCAAGCTGATCGACGGCGCCGAGCAATGCCGGGAGCCGAAGAATCCCACACTGGCAAGCGAGCTGCGCCACGTACTCTTGAAGCACGATAAGCGCTGTCTCGTCGGTGTGCCTACCATGGACCCGCGTGGCCCGAAGCATCGATCGTGGATGCGGCACTACCGCCGGTTCGGTCTGCTTATGAGACGCGGCCCGCGCGTCTACCATTCCGCGTTCATCAGCCGCCCGGACAGCGCGCCATGGATCCGCACGCGCGAGTACGCGCTCCTGATCCAGAAGCTGTGGCTTGGCAAGCGCGTGGCGCTCGTGTGCGAGCAGGACGGAGCCATGCGGCGCGCCGTCGCGTTCGGCGCCCGAGAGATCGAGCATATCGTCTGCCCGAGCCACAAGGCGTATGCGGCCCTGAGTTGGATCGAGCCCGCCGTGCTCGCTGCGAAGGCGGACATCGCCATCCTTTCCTGCGGCCCGGCGGCCTCCTGCCTGGCGCATCGCCTCGCGAAGCAGGATCTTCAGGCCATCGATCTGGGGAGCGGCGGCGCGTTTATCGCGAAGCTGCTGAGCGAATGAAATCTATCGTCGTATGGTTGTGGAACGACGCGCAGATGCTCGCGCCCAAGGACGTGCGCGTACCCGGTGTCGAGGCACCCGAGATTCGACCGGATATGTTTCCACGACCGCCGCGCCATGCGACGCGGGACGAGCGCGTGAAGCTCCGCCAAGAGTATCTCAGCTTCCTGAAGGCGAGGAATCACCTGCCGATGATGGTGTCTCGCGCCGCGCGCTCCTTCAAGGCCGAGCATGTCAACACGCTTCAACGCGCCTTCGCGCGGTGCTTGCCTGAGCCCCACCGTTTCATCTGCATCGCGGACTCCTCCGAGGGGCTCTCGCCCGACGTGGAGTTCATCGAGACGCCGCCCGGCGCGCGCCGCGTCGCGGAGCTGCGCACGCCCGAGGGCCCGCGCTTCCCGAGCTGCTACCGCCGCCTGTGGACCTTCTCGAAGGAAGCGATGATCCTCGGCGAGCGCGTCATGGTGCTCGACATCGACGCGATCCCCGTCGCTGACGTGCGCCCACTGTTCGCCAAGACGGACGATTTCGTCGGCTGGCGCCCGTTCCGGGATTGGGGCCGGCGTCTGCGCTTCGGAGGCGGTATCTATCTGCTGACTCCAGGCACTCGGCCCGAAGTCTGGGACGACTTTCACGGCCCGGAATCCATCATGCAGGCGCGGAACGCCGGGTTTCGCGGCAGCGACCAGGCGTGGCTCAGCTACAAGCTCGCCGAGAAGGAGCCCTATTGGGGCCGGGATGCCGGAATCTACAGTGTCCGGGACCTGGGCACGACCTCGATGAAGCTCCCGAGCGACGCGCGGATCGTGCAGTTCAATGGGCACAAGAAACCCTGGGATTACGTGGGCGAATGCGCCTGGGTTGCCCAGCATTGGCGCTAGGTGTAGCATCCCGGCATCTGCGCGGAGAAATACCATGAAACTCGTGGACATGAAGCGGGCGAAGCGATCGGAAACGAAAGCCCCCGCGGTGCTGAAGGACGATCCATACGGCTACGGCCTTCGCATCACTCTCGACGCCGACCAGATCGACAAGTTGGGCATAGACATGCCCAAGGCGGGCGCGGTGTTCGAGATCGAGGCGGTCGCCACGGTGACGCGGGTATCGCAGAGCGAGAGCGCTGAGTCGGATGGCTCGAAGTCGATCGAGCTGCAGATCCGCAAGCTCGGCGTCGAGAAGAAGCTCAAGTCGGTGCGCGACGCGATCGACACGGGTATCGCCGACGCGGACGCGGACGAATAAACATGCCGCTCGACACCACGCAACCGGGGATCGCGGATGCCGTCAATGGCGGGATCGCGCAGGCGGATCAGCAGACCGAAGTCTCCGAGGTCGAGAAGCAGGATCTGAAGCGCATCCGCGACGAGTACAACGGCGCGCGCGAGTTCGACAAGGAAATGCGCAAGCAGTACGCCAAAGATCGGCGTTACGCGGGCGGTCTTTCCGATCCGAGCTGGGCGAGCGACGCGAACCTTATTGGCGCCTTCATCGATATCCTGGTGAGCTTCCTGTATGCGCGGGACCCCGACGTGAGCGTGCGCGCTGCGCCCCGCGCCGGCGGTTCGCCGGACAAGAATTCCGTTGACTTCGCCGAGACGATGCAGATCGTCGTCAGCCGCCTGTGGCACGACGCTCGGCTGAAGCGCAAGATGCGCCAGATGGTTCGCTCTGTGCTCTCGGTCGGCGTTGGCTGGATCAAGGCGCTCGTCTATTCGCAGACGAAGCGCAATCCGCAGATCGAGAAGCAGATCCACGACGCGCAGGACAACTTGGAGCAGATCCAGGCGATCAAGAAGATGCTCGGCGAGGGCGTGGATTCCACCGAGCAGGACCGCCTCGAAGCGCAGCTCACCGACCTCATCACCGGGCTCCAGGCCCGGGTCGAAGTGATGGTGAAGCAGGGCATGACGGTGGATTTCTGCCGCGCCGAAGACATCCAAGTGAGCCTCGACATCGCGAGCACCGAGGAGTACGAAGACGCGGATTGGATCTCGCACGATATCTTCATCCGCAAGGATTTGCTCGTTTCGCGGTTCCCGCGGCTCACGCCCGAGGACTGCAAGAGTGCGTCGGTCTACTACCAGCGCCTCACCGGCCAAGTCGGCGACAAGTCGCAGCCCGCGTCCGCGCTGGATCAGGAGCAGGCGCAGTTCACCCGGGAAGCGGTCGGGCAGACGGGTTCCGCGATGGGCGGCGACAAGCCCGTGGAATTCTGCAAGGTGGTCGAGTTCTGGGATCACCGTGACAACACGATCAAGACCTTCGTGGACGGCGTGCAGCGGTGGGCGGTCGAGCCCTACGCGCCGCCGCAGGCATCGTCGCGCTTCTACGCCTTCTTCCGCCTGGCCTTCTACGAGACGGACGGCTCGCGGCATCCACAGTCGCTCTCGTTCCGCCTGCGCAAGCTCCAGGACGAGTACGCCGCTGCGCGCTCCGGCGGGCGCCTCACGCGCGAGCGCTCGATTCCTGGCACAGTGTTCAACCGCGGCCAGCTCTCCGAAGAAGATGCGACCAAGATCCAGAACAGCACGCACATGGAGATGGTCGGGATCAACCCGACGACTCCGGATCTGCCGCTGGATAAGGTCATCACCGCCAAGCCGGTCCCGCGCGTCGATCCCGCGCTCTACGATACGTCGCCGATCCATCGCGACATGATGATCGTGAGCGGCGTGCAGGAAGCGCAGCAGCAGGCTGTCTCGACGCCGAAGACGGCGACCGAGGCACAGATCCAGCAGTCCGGTTTCGCCTCGCGCACGAGCACGGATCGCGACACCGAGGAAATGGTCCTCGGCGAGCTGGCGAAATACACCGCCGAGATCGCGATTCAGTCGCTCGAACTTCCGATGGTGCAGAAGATCGCTGGCCCGCTGGCCTTCTGGCCCGTGGGGATGGCCGTTGACGACATCGTGGCGATGTGCGACGTGGACATCCGCGCGGGCACCACCGGGAAGCCCCAAGCGAACGCCGACAAGGAAACGTGGGCGACACTGCTCCCGCTGCTCCAGCAGATGATGGAGAAGATTCAGGTGCTGCAGACGGCGAACCCGCCGCTCGCCACCGGCTACCGCAACCTGCTGCGCGAGACGCTCAAGCGCCTCGATGACCGGCTCGACATCGATGACGTGCTGCCGCAGGGCGACATGCCGCCGCCCCCGCCGACGCCACCCCAGGTGAAGGTGAGCCTCACCGGCCAGCTCCCGCCGCAGGATGCCCAGATCCTCGCGGGGCTCACGCCGACGCCCGACGCCGCGGCAGCAGTCGCCGGCGGGGGCGCAGGCGGCGACGCCGGTGGCCCGCCGGTCGGTAATGGCGCCGTCAACAACCCCGGAGCCCAAGCCCCGCCCGTTTCCTAACCACAGAGAACCCACCCCATGCCCGCAGAAGCAAAGACACTGCTCGACGCCGTGAATCAGGCGCTGGAGCCGACACCCACGGAGACGCCGACGCCCCCGGTGGAGACCCCGGAGCCGTCCGAGCCGGAGACGCCGCCGGCGGCCGCTGCACCCGAAGGCGAAGGCGCAGCCCCCGAGGGCGACACGCCGGCCGGCGAGGAGAAGCCCGAGGGCGAGGAAGCCCCCGAAGGCGAAGCCCCTCCGGAAGCCGGAAAGCCCGAGAAGCCGGAGACGCCGGCCAAGGCCGCCGATCCGGTGAACGACCCGATCCCGGCGACGGTAAGCGAGCGCACGCGCGAGCGCATCACGTCCTTGGTCGGGCTCGTGAAGGAAAAGGACACGCAGATCGCCCAGCGCGACGCGCTCGTGGACACGATCCAGAGCACCGGCGTCTCGCCCGAGAACTTCAACGCGACGCTGCAGTTCCTCCGCCTCTACAACAGCCCGAGCATCGATGACAAGCGCTCGGCGTATCGCTTCCTGGAGGGCGAGCTTCGCGGTTTGGCGAAGCAGATCGGCGAGATTCCGGGCGACGAGGACCCGCTCGCGGCGCACGCGGATCTGCGCGACGCCGTGGATGCAGGCAGCATCGGTCGCGAGCACGCGGTCGAACTGGCGCGCGCTCGCACGCGCACGGCGGCCACGGACACGAACCGTCAGGCCCTCACGGCGCAGCAGCAGGAGGCGCAGCGCGCTGAAGCGGAGCGCACGGCCGCTATCGGCGAGCTGAACGCTCTCGGCGCGACGCTGAAGACGACGGACCCGTTCTACGAAGCGAAGTATGCGATCTTGGTGCCCGCGCTTCGGCCAGTGTTCGCCTCGCTCCCACCCGCGCAGTGGAAGCAGGCATTTCAGGCCGCTTACGCGAACCTCACTGTGCCCGCGGGCACCGCGGTTGCGGCTGCGGCTGCTGCCGCTCCGGCGAAGCCGAATGGCGCTGCTGGCGCTCCGCAGCCGCTTCGCGGGAACAAGCAGCCGGCTGGTGATGGTCAGCGACAACCGAAGACGATGCTCGAAGCCGTGACGGCAGGGCTTGCGGGGCTCAAGGGCTGATGGGATGCTCGGCGTGCAAACGGCGGCGCGAGAAGCTGAAGCGGCTTGCTCGCGCCGCCGCGGAGAAACTTCGTGACTTGCATCGCAATCCGCGGAAACGTGATAGCGGCCGACAGCCAACTGACCGTTGACGACTCGCTGCGCTACAACTGCGAGAAGCTCTTTCGCGTCAAGGACGGCATCATCGGGTTCGTCGGCACCACGTCGCACGGGATGGAGCTGCTCCGCCATTTGCAGAAAAGCGACAGCCGCATCCCGCCGCCGACCGATGGCAACACCTATTACCGAGAGGACTTCGGCGCGCTGCTTCTCACGGCGCACGGTATCTACATCTACGACGAGAGCCTCATCGCCGATCGCGTCACGGGGCCCTTCTTCGCGCTCGGGACCGGCGCGCTCGCGGCGCTCGGCGCCATGGAGCGCGGCGCCAATGCGATCGAAGCGGTGAAAGTCGCTTGCAAGTACGACACCTATTGCCGGGAGCCCGTGCGGTGGATGAGCCTAAAGCGCGCCCGATAGTCTCGCGACTGTTCGATCGCTGGGCCGGCAAGCCCATCCTGGTGCTGGGCGGTGGGCCTTCGGTGCGGACGGACCTCCCGCAGCTCGCGATCACGCCGGCGTGCGTTATCAGCGCCAACGATCACGGCGCCAAGCAATCGCGCTTCCCGGTGGAAATCTTCGTGAACTGCGACCGCATGCACTGCATGCTGAAAGTGCCGATGGAGAAGTTCTTGCGGCCGTTCGGCGGCCTGATCGTCAACCGTTTCAGTTGGGCTGACTACCGACTCGCGGAGTGGACTTTCCTCGGCAACTCCGGGCTCACCGCAGTCGCCGTCGCCGCGGCGCTCGGTGGCAATCCGGTGATCGTGACCGGGATCGACATGTGGAAGCAGGGCCGCGTCTACTTCCACGATGAGGAGCCGGGGAAGATCCCGCGCAACCGGCGCAACGTGCGCCCCTCCGTGACTCGGCGCGACATGAATCAGCTTCGGGAGCTGAAGCGGGAGACGGAGGGGGCCAACATCCGTCCGATGTCGGGCCCCATGACGGAAGTGTTCCCGGAGTACGATCCCGAGGAGGCGCTCCCCGAGGCGGCCCCGACTGCGTACCGGCGGAAGCTGCACGGCGTCGAGCCTCGGCGGCACTGTCTGCCCGCCGGGTTTCGCTTCGCGAGCCAGGACGTGCTTCAGGAGCCGACGTGGGTGGAGATGATGCCGAAGGAGTACGAGCGGATGGTCGCCGATCGCCCGCATTTGCTTCCTGGGGCCGGTTAGATATACCCTATGCTCGCTCGCCTGCTAGCTGTTTGCCGGAGTCGCGTCCGGTAGCGCGTCACTCGAAGGCTACGCGCACCTTCAAAGGGCGGTGATTCCAGTCACTAACCTCTTTGGAGATACGACCATGCCTTTCAACACCGAACAGCTTGCCTACGCCGGCAAGATCGCGCTCGACTTCTACCTGAAGAATGAGCCGATCGACCAGATCAACACGGCGCGTCCCCTCGTCAAGAAACTGATGGAGGGCAAGAAGGAGTGGACCGGCGGCCTGCAGTACGTGCAGGAGCAGCTCCGCTACCAGAACGACTCGAACTTCCAGGGCTACTTCGGCGACGGCCAGGTGAGCTACAACCGGAAGCGCTCGGTCGATGTCGCGAAGTACACGTGGGGCAGCTTCCACGACGGCTTCGGGCTCAACGAGGATGAGCTGACGCAGAACGGCGTCGTGCTCACCGACGATCGGGGCGCGACCCCGACCGACAACGAGCGCGTGCAGCTCACCAACCTGCTCTCCGAGAACCTGGCGACCCTGAAGGAAGGCTTCCAGGTCGGCATGGACCTCATGCTGCACCGGGACGGCTCGCAGAGCACCCTGGAGATTCCGGGCCTCGACGCCCTGATCTCGCTGCATCCGACCGCGGGTACGGTCGGCGGTCTGGCGGCCAGCAACGCGTGGTGGCAGAACTACGCGAACACGTCGGTCAACTCCACGGCGGCAGCGATGCTGGACGACATGGAGACCGCGTGGCGCGCGTGCATCCGCTACGGCGGCATGGCGCCGGACTTCATCCTCGCGGGCGCGGACTTCATCGATGCCTACCGCAACGCTGCGGCCGGCAACGGTGGGGCCATCACCCGTCAGGTGACGATCGGAGCCGGTGGCAACAAGTCGGGCGTCACGATGGACGCCAGCATCGGCAACGGCATCTCGTCCGGCCTGTACTTCAAGGGCATCGAGATCATCTGGGACCCGGTGTTCGACACGCTGGACACCGCGGACTCGCCGACGATCTCGTGGGCGTCGCGCTGCTACTTCCTGAACACGAAGTTCCTGACGCTGCGGCCGATCTCGGGTCACTGGATGGTGAGCCGTCGCCCGCCCCGCGTGTACGACCGCTATGTCCAGTATTGGGCGCTCACCGCGAAGTGCGCGCTCACGACCGGCAAGCGCAACGCGCACGCTGTCCTGGCCCTGGCCTAACGGTCCAGCCCATCAACCCCAACCGGAGATACTGACATGAAGACCAAGTATGTGACCGGGGTGTCGGTGCTGGATCTCGGCACCAAGCATCCCTTCGTCGCCAACAACACGATCGTCGTGGTCAATCCGAACACGTCGTCCGCTCGGACGCTGCAGTTCGGCGCAGCCTCGACGGGTCCGTTCGCGACCGGCGCCCAGCCGGACGGAACGGCCGCGATCGTGCCGGCCGGCGGGTCCATCGAAGTCGTCGTGGGCGGGCGCTATGCCGCTCTCGAAGGCGGCGCTGGCACGCTGATCCTGCTGGCGGAGTGAGCAACGCCGGGCGGGGGCAGATACCTGCCCTCGCCCGGCCCCTTCGTAACCACCCATTGGAGAACCCAAATGAAGATCAAGCATTGCAACATCGAGCTTCGCATGTCCGAGCTGTTCACGCGCCATCTGTGCGTGCCGGCTTGGGAAGTCGAAGTGCTGCGCGCGGTCCACGGCGAGGGCGTCAATGCCCTGCCCGGCGAAGTCCTGGTGGACCGCCGGGTCCCGGACGCGGCGGACGAGTTCCGCCGGCTGCTGAACCGCTATGGCTCGGCGCGTGACGAGGGCGGGGCGGTCGGCCAACCGTTCGTCGCGCTCGTGTTCGGGCAGTTCGGGGTCGGCACCGCCCGGCTGGCGAAGGCCATCGCCGATGCGACGGTCGCTGACGAGACGGCCGACGATCTGATCGGCTCGGAGCAGGCTTCATCCGTGGGTGGGTGATACATTCCCCCGGCGTCGCCGGCGACGGTGCGCCGGGGGTCTTTTAGGAGACGGTCATGCCG